TATACAAAGCAGGAACTGTCTTCAAAGAAGAAGTGATTGCTAAAGACTATCAAGATGCACGTCAAGTTGCACTTGCCAGAAACCCTAACGCTAGAGTCGTAGGTGTCAATGCTAAGTAAATTTTGGGAGATATGGAAGTATGCACTCGGATCATTCTCAGACGACAGAACAAAAGAATATGACAATTACGTGGTTGTGGTACGCACTGTTATATTCGTCAGCTATCTTATCACTAACTGCTTTATTATTAGCGGAGTAATCCGCCACTGGAACAATGTACCAACTGAAAGACTACCTATACAGCATCAATCAATCCAAGAAGAATATATTGGTTGATGACATTGATGCGGAGAAGAAATATCCGACATATATTATTAACAGATGTCTGAGTTCCTTTACTGACACTGTATTGTTTGCTAATGAGATGAACAAAAACCCTCATCTACCAAAGCGTTTGCAGTATGACTTTTATATAAATAGTGTGAAACCTAGGAAGAGATTCTCTCCTTGGGCAAAGAAAGATTCTATTGATTATCTTGAGATCGTAAAAGAGTATTATGGTTATAATGACGATAAGGCACTCCAAGCACTCAGAATTCTCACCAAGGATCAACTAGATTATATCAAAAAAGCATTAAGCAAAGGTGGCAAACATGAACGGTGAACTTGAGATTCAATGGAAACAATCTGACATGGTTGAAGTTACATTGAATGAACCAGATGATTTTTTAAAAGTTCGTGAAACATTAACACGTATAGGTGTAGCATCAAGAAAAGAGAAGAAGATATATCAATCCTGTCACATACTTCACAAACAGGGTAAGTATTATATCGTACACTTCAAAGAATTATTTGCATTAGACGGAAAGAATACTAATTTATCATTGAATGATATTCAACGTAGGAATAGAATCGTACAGTTGTTATTAGATTGGGGATTAGTAACTACTAATAGTATTAGTAAAGATAAGATAGCAGACCTTGCTCCACTGAATCAAATCAAAGTGTTAAGTTTTAAAGAAAAAAACGAATGGACGCTAGAAAGTAAGTATAATATTGGAAGAAAAAAACAAGAACCGTGAAGTATCACCTATACGATGATCAAGAAAGACACCAAGGCAGATTTGATTCTGTTCAAGATCTAAGAAATTTTTTGTGTGACCGTAAATATAATGTCAATTGTGATAAAGACATAGGATGTACATTTGATTACATCAAGTCTATTAAATGGTTCTTTGAGATAGAAGAGTAGAAACCGTATTGGTTTTTGGGGGTTTGCACACCTCCATTTTTTATGCTATAATTATAAAATATTAATGTGATGCCGAAAGGGTCACAGTAATATACGTCGCTTTACGGAGGGCACAATGGTAAACTATACATGGGAGCATTTTACTCCATTCACACTAGGACTCGATGAAACATTCAACAGACTTGAAGCTATTGCAGGATCAGGAACAAACTATCCTCCTTACAACATCTATAATGGATCTAATTCTAGAACCATACTGGAGGTGGCTCTTGCAGGATTTTCGGGGGCAGACATTTCTGTAGAAACTGAAAGGAATGTTTTAACGATTTCAGCAGACAGATCTTCTAAGGAAGAAAGAAAGTATTCACATAAAGGAATATCTCACAAGAACTTTACACGTAACTGGCAACTGGCAGATGATGTAGAAGTGGAATCTGTAGAATTTAAAGATGGACTTCTTACTATAACATTGATGAAAGAACTACCAGAGAAACAAAAACGTCAGAAACATTATTAATGCTATATAATTTTCCTTCTAACTTTGTGTTCTATACCAAAGTTAAAGACCATGAACAATTAAAGAAAAAGTTATTACCTCAGATATATGCTAATGAATCTGGTATCACATATAAAGGTGAGTATCAAGATTCTATAACAAACTATTTTGAGGAGAACAACATTCTTCTTGACATGGAGGAGGAAATATATCATAATGTAGTATGGGATCCATTCAACGAAATGTTGGAGGATCCCAATTTGAATATCGTACATAGACCACAGGAATCAAAACTGCAGTCTATGTGGTATAATGTCTATCGTGATGGTAAGTGTTGGCATAAGACACATACACATCCGTCGTCTACATTCTCTGGCATATATCTCCTACATCTAGAAGGAGAAAATGGCACAGTGTTTTACCAATCTGGACATCAATTGTTTGAGATGAATTACAACACAAAGAATAATGTAGAGGGAGAGGTGATTATATTTCCATCATCTCTACCACATAGTGTGATGTCTTTTGGAACTCACAAAGTTTCTATTTCATTTAACATTATGTCTAGAAATGAAAAGTATGGAAATATATTTTGACAAATTTAATTTTAGGTGCTAGAATATGGCTGTATCTGTTGTCACCTTTAAAACAGGTGATCGTGTTATTACAGAATTAAAAGAGATCTTTGATGAAGAAGGTAAAGACCGTAAAGGTGTCTGTCTTCTCATGGAAGAACCATATATTTTAACTCTTGATGGTAGCACACCACAGTATCTTACTGAACAATCTGGTATGGAATATCAGGTAAGGTTTAGTAAATGGAATCCTTACTCTCCTGATTGGCAGTTTAAGATTCCATACGATTGTGTTATGACAATCAGTAGTCCAGAACAAGGATTACAAGATGCTTATGAAAAGAAACTTCAAGAAAAAAAGGAACTAACAAATGAATGAAGAATTGATTACTAATCATAATATGAGAATCGTTAGTCTTGCAACTTCAGAACGTGTTCTGTGTTTGTTTGGTGAGATTAAAGATAAAGAAGAGAAGGTAGCAGGGTATAGAATGGTTTATCCATACCTACTTACTCTTGGAGAACTCAATGATGATGGAACTATACCTATCAACTATTCTAGATGGTGTCCATATTCTCCTATCGAAGATCATAGAATTAGTGGTGAGCATATTATTAGTGTCGTTTATCCCGACAACAATATTGTTAAGAACTACTCAGACAGATTGAAAGAGATTGGTCTAAAGGATGAGCAAATTTTCTATGAGGAGAAGACAGATGGAGATAGCAGCGAATCTACTGCGACTAGCGAATGAATGGATAGTCGCACAGGTTGATGAAGTAGAAGGTGAGACACTACCTGGTGATCCTGATTGTATACTTCGTCAACCTTTTATGGTAGACTATGAAGGTAACCTAAGTCAGTGGCCTAAGAACTCTGATGATCGTGAGGTAATAGTCAGGTCAACTGACATTACCACTATTGTAAGTCCTAGTAAGGATCTACTTGCAAACTATATTAAATCCCTTGAATGAAGTTTTACACAAGTGTTGAACAAGCAGGAAATCGTCTCCTCGTAAGAGGATATAATAATGGTGACAGATACAGCGTTCGGGTTCCTTTTAACCCAACGCTTTTTTTGCCTACAAAAAAATATTCTGAATGGAAAACACTAGAAGGAGAGTGGGTAGAACCACATAAGTTTGGTTCTATAGCAGAAGCAAGAGATTTCGTAAAACAATATAAAGAAGTTCCAGACTTTGAGATATATGGTAACACAAGATTTTTATATCAATACATCGCTGAACAACACCCAGAAGAAGAACTCAAGTTTGATTCCAGCAAGATCCGCATATTCAATATTGATATCGAGACCGCAGCAGAGAATGGGTTTCCCGATATTGAATCTGCCGATCAGGAGATACTTGCCATCTCAATCAAAGATAGTTTCACTGGTAGGATTACTGTGTTCGGGGCAAGACCATACGATAACAAAGACTCCATGGTGGATTACATGCATTTCAGATCAGAAGAAAGCATGTTGGGAGCATTCCTCGACTACTGGCAAGCAAACTTTCCAGATGTAATTACAGGATGGAACGTACAGTTGTTTGATATGCCATACATCTGTAATCGTATCAATCGTATACTTGGTGAGAAGTTTGTAAAATTATTATCACCATGGAAATTAGTATCACAACGTGAGATCTTTATCAAAGGTCGTAAACAATTTGCAGTTGATACACTTGGTATTTCTACACTAGATTACTTAGAACTATACAAGAAATTTACTTACACAAACCAAGAATCATATCGCCTTGATCATATTTGTAATGTAGAACTAGGAGAAAAGAAACTAGATCACTCTGAGTATGATACGTTCAAAGAATTCTATGAACATGATTGGCAAAAGTTTATTGATTACAACATCCATGACGTCAGACTAGTTGATAAACTAGATGATAAAATGAAACTGATTGAACTTGCATACACCATGGCATATGATGCTAAGGTTAACTATGAAGATGTGTTTAGTCAGGTTCGTATGTGGGACAATTACATTTACAATGAACTAAACAAACGTAAGATTGCCATACCTCCTAAGAAAGAAGCAACAAAGACTGAGAAGTATGCAGGAGCAT